TGGACACCGACACCTGGAAGGTAGGGCTAATAACATCAGCAGTTACCCCGGCGGCTGCTGATGCGGCTCCGCATTGGGGCGGCACGGGAACCACTAATTTTGCAACAAACCAGGTTACCCCGGGTGGTAACTATGCAACCGGCGGGCCGTCTCTCACGTCATTGGCATATACAAATAGCGCTGGTACTGTTAGCTGGCAAGCTGCAAAAGTGGCAATTGCTCAAAACGCAAGTAATCCAACAAACGCCCGCTGGGGAATTATTTACAACAGCACTGACGCAAATAAACGCGCGGCGGCTTATGTTGATTTAGGATCGGCAAGAGATTTAACGCAAGGTCTTTTTGAAATACGATGGAATTCAGTAGACGGTACTGGAACAATAGGAACACTCGCTTAATTCAGAAAATATGGATAAACGACAAGACTGGAACGGCGTGGAAAGGCGTCGAACATGGGGCGCAGGGTTTAATATGCCAAATGAATGCCATATTGATCCAGAATGTTTTTTTAGAACCGAGCAGCAAGTGGAAATTAACACGCATAGACTAGATATAATTGAAACCCAGATCAAGCAGATGCTAGAAGCTAAATTGGTTGCCGAAGGCGCTGTCAAGGGATCAAAGGCAACGCTTGCGGCGGCCGGAATATTGGTATTAACTTCCGTCGCTATTGTCATAAGTTTATTTGTCGCGGTAATTAATGGCAAGTTATCTCTAGGGGAGTTTTTAAAAATTGTATTTTAATAGCATTGATCTTTTAGAAAGGCTTGAGGGGTTATCAAATGTTGTTTATGTTGATAGCGCACATAAAAAGACTATTGGCATAGGGCATTTGTTGAGCGCTGAAGAGTTGCTAACAAGCAAAATTAGAATAAACGGACAATATATTGATTACTCGCTTGGCATAACAACAAAGCAATGCTATGACTTATGTAGGCAAGATTTAGAAAGGTTTTGCGAGGCTGTTGATGAGATCATAGATGTTGACTTATCACAAAATCAATTTGATGCTCTTGTAATATTTTGTTTTAATGTTGGAATTGATGCATTTAAAAGATCAACTCTCTTAAAGTTACTAAACGACGGGGATTACAAGTCCGTACCTGAGCAGCTAATGCGTTGGACTAAAGCAGGCGGAAAGGATTCTAAAGGCCTTATAAATAGGCGCAACGCAGAAATTAAATTATGGAATTCTTAAGATTTTTATTTTATTGCATTAAGAATATAAATAAAAATGACAATAAAATAACAGATTACGGCGTAGTATCTTTTGAGCGTTTGCAAAGCCCCGCGTGGTTAGTTAGACATCATCCAGATGGGTCTGGATATGGAAGTGAATATAATTGCGTTTTTGTTATTGATGATTGTCAAGTTAAGGGTTATATCGGGACGACAAAACATAGCAGAACAGCGAGAGCAACAATTAAAGCATTTTGCAATATCAATGGTATAAAAGAGTTAAAATATTTCAGGCGGGGTAGCGATGCTCAAAGAGTACATCGAGGCATTTTATAATATCTTATGCAAAGCGCGTACAGTAGTAGCTATTATTTTGTTGTTTATTATTATGTATAACTTGCTGAGATAATAAATGATAAACGCATTATCTAATCAATTTAGTAATCATAGATTGTTTCGACGGGTATTGCTGGTATTTGCTTGTGTGTTAACATGGCTAACCACACACTGGTCGTTTGAATATGCCCATGCAAGCGATTTAAGCGGGGTAGATATTGCAGCAATCATTACATCAATACAAGCTCCCGTAACAGTTTTGTTGGGTTATATGGTCAAGCTCTACACGAGCTCAGCCGATAAAGGTTAATCATGCAATAAGGGCAAGCAAAAACCACAGAAGGGTTAAAAAATGCAGTATATCTGGATAGCAAAATTAGTTTTATCGGTTGTAATTTTTGGCTCTATCGCTTTTATATTTTATGATAAAGGCGTAAAATCAGAAAGACGCGACTGGGAAGCTAAACAACAAAAATTTATTTTTGATTCTGCAAAAATACAGGCTGAAAATGACAAGCGCATTGATACGATCAAAGCCAAACATGAAGAAATCTTATTACAAGTATTTAATCAGCATAATGACAAAATCAAAGAACTTAATAATAGTATTAATCATCATAAATCTGTTGGGCTGCGCTACAAATCAGCAGCTGGTACCGGTTGCAACAGCGGAAAGACCGAAACCAAAGGTGCCAGCGTATCTGTTAGAGAAGTCGAGCATAGACTTCCAGAAGGAATTGAAAAACGCCTTTTCGAACTAACTAGAAAAGCCTCTGAGTTGCAAATTATGCGAAATGAATTAATAGATATATGTAAAGGGGAAGTTGATGCGGTGCAAAATTGAAGTAAAAGAATTTAGCTTGACGGCTAAATTAGTAAGCATTTTATCTAAAGCGCTTGCTAAATTTGTGAAACTTAAAAATATGGAGCATTGAAAATGGCTTATCAAATGAAAGTATCAGTAGAAGTAACAAAAGACGATCAACCTTTTAATAGTAACGTATCCGTTTATTCTAATCTTGATTTCGGTAACTTGGTAATGTTAGAATCCGTATTATTGAAAGCCCAAAACACTTTGCTTGAATTTTCAGCAGAGCAAGTAAAGAAAGGCAAAAAGTAGATTTTCTGTTTTATTTTTTCATTTTATTCTCCCTTCCTTATTTTCCCCCTTCGCAGGGGGATTTTTTTTACTGCATCAAATATAATATGCTAACAGCAAATTGATAAACAGCATATAAAATACCACCCATTATCATGATCAAGAATATTAACTCAAGCCATTCGTCGCGCATATCACACCTTTAATTTTTCTAAAATGTTGTTAATTTTTCTTAAATATTTTTTGTTTTCTCTATCTTCCAGAAAGAAATTGGTCTTGACGGATTGAGAAAGCTATTAGAAGAAACAGCAAAGAAAAAAGCGGCTGAATCTAAATAGTATGAATTGGCGCTGGGATGATTATCTTATATTGATTCTCAGCGCTGTAGCAAATGTTGCTGTGTGCTTCTATGTTTATGAGTATGTGTACAGTTACTTTATTATCTATGGGCGTTAGGTTTGGCGTATAAAAGTTTTAAAATTATTTATACCCAAATGATCCCATCACACTCAAAACCCTTATCGCATCCTCAATAACCTGAGCTTTTGACTTATCGGTTCTACTATTGAGATAAGCCACAACATCAGGCGCTAGGCTAAATGACACTCTAATCTTTTTATTCTCAGAGCGTTTCCGCCCTGAGTTTTCTCGTCTTCCGCCTTTCATTTTTTATATATTACTATTTATTGTTATTTTAAGGTCTTTTATTTCGTCTTTTATCATTTCAGATCTCATCAAATTATTTCCAAGCAAATCTATATCTTGCACATAGTCAGGCGCTATCCCATCGGCAATTCTTTTCAATTCTGACTCTAGTACATCTAATTTAGCTTTGCACCAAATTACTAATTCTGATTTGTTTAAATTTTCCATTTTCTTATCTCCTTGTGTGTTTATCGAATTGATAAGATCATTATACACACATATTGATTAAATGCAAGCACTTTTTCAATTAAATATTAATATTTTTTTATTTATTGATTTTTTAGTTGCTAATAAAAATAATAGTTTGCATTATCATTTGATAAATAGAGAAGCCAAGTGTTGAAACTATTATTAGTAATGCAATAAATTCTAAAAAATTATTTTGCATAGTATCCCATGTTTTTATGTTAAGGCCCTCGATAATGAGGGCCTGATATTGTTTACTGAACTTGTAAACAGCGATAATTAACAAATACATTCGGCACGCCAGCTGTTGCGAAATGCGATTCTATGCCGTTCTCAACAGCCTCGCCAGCGCTTACGCATCCAGCATTTGATTGAAAGCCAGGGATTGAAATCTGGCCGACATTGCGGGCCGTATTGTTACGTCCTTCCCAGTGGTTTGCTACTAGCGTATAACTAACGCCACCGGCAACAGATGGAGCTGCAACACAAAATGCTTTTGTGTTAGAGTCCACAGTTATGGTAGCTGGCGAGGTATCAACTATCAAGCTCTCTACGCTTGACACTGCATTATTACATGCGGTTGCGTTGGTGTATTTTGCCACCACTTGCGCATCAAATCCTTTGTAACCTACGCTAGGCTGGCTAGTTAAAATTGCCGCTACTAAATAATAAAATGTTGTCATATATTTCCTTTTTTGAGGGCATTAAAAGATTACAATCGCACGCCCTCATCTATGCTATTGTAATTTTGGTTTGATTTTTTGCGCCGATCTATTTTTATAGTATCAATATCCTCTCTATCATCCATAGATAGGCGCTTGTGAAAAGCTCTCCATTCACAAGAGTAATCCATTAACCTACCGTTTGATGTTGCGAATAATATTGCTTTAAAAAAAGTATTCATAAATTTTTACTCCAAACTCAACAAAAAAAGGCAAGCCAACAATGCTAACGAATAATATTATATTAGTAAATTGCATAATGATGTATCTCCCATACCGCATTGTCTAAATTGTCTATGCTGCTATCAATATAATAATATGCTGATATCGTAGCACTACCGTCATTAGACTTTATTGATGATTTATATTCTGCCAATATATCGTTAATGAATTTGTTTGTTGGATTGCAATGTTCTTTTTCTAATTTCTCAATTGTTTCTATTCCAACCAGGCTGATAGCCTGGTCACGTGTTAAATTTAAATAGTTCATTTTTTATTCTCCATCAAACCAAATTGATACTGTAAATCCTGTATAAGTATTTGTGCCTTTACAAAAGTGTTCAAGAATTATAGAAGCTGATCTAAAATCAGAGTCGCTGATATTATCAAGATTTATATTTAAATCAGCGCAAATCAAAGATAACATATAAAAAGCATTAAAACGTATATGCGCATTTTTAATAATATAAGCATTTTCTATCTTACCAAATTTCAAATTAATTCTTTTTGATAATGTTTTCATTTTTATCTCCTGTAAGTTTTTTTAATTGCTTAACTGATGTGGTTATAGTATAAAAAATTTTTTATATAGTCAAGCATTATTTGTAACGTAATTTTATTTAACAAATTTAGATAATTTTTGAATAGTTCTTAGATTCGGGTGTTGATTTTTACCATTTTTTATATTTAAAACCGTTGGATAGCTTAGTCCTGCAGCTTTTGCTATCTGTTTAATGTTCGCGAACTGTAAAAAATCTACTATTAGATCAAGCATGATTTTTGTATTCTTTTATGTTGATGTAAAAATAATTTGACAGTGTAAATTATTTGTATTAGATTGTCAATTCTGTAAAATATTTTTTATATGATAAGGTAATAATATGTTAAATAATATAATAACTGAAGACGTGAAAACGCCTTTAATCTGTACCATATTCGGGGAGCCAGGGCTGGGGAAAACTAGTCTAGCTGCAACATTTCCAAACCCGATATTTATCCTAGCTGAGGATGGCTTAAAGTCAGTAAAACCACGGCCCCACAGCTTTCCGTTGCTTAACGATGCCAGCGAGATATGGGAGCAACTAAAAGCCTTGCGGGTCGAGCAACACGATTACAAAACCCTGGTAATCGATACCATTAGCCAGCTTGACCAGCTATTCACAAGCTACATTTTGAGTCAAGACAAATCAGCCAAGAATCTAGCGTCGAGCCACGGTGGATATGGCGCCGCTTATCAGATGCTTGCCGGGCTGCATGGCAGGGTTAGAAAGTTTTCAGAGGTTCTGTTGCGTGAAAAAAATATGAATATAGTATATTTGGCGCATTCCGAAATCGAAAACATAAACTTACCTGATGCTGACGAGTTTAAAAAATATGATATTAAAATATCGAGTAAAGCCAAAGGGCACTATGTTGGAAACGTTGATTTGGTTGGATTTATTAAGCTTGACATATTCGCAGACAAAAGCAAAAAAGCAAGCGATAACGGGGAGCGGGTACTGGTATGCCATGCCACAGCTGCAAACATATCAAAAAATAGATTTGATATAAGCGAGCCCTTCGCGATTGAGAAGGGCATTAATGTACTTAGGGAATATTGTTATGAGTAATCTGATTACTTTTTCGTTTTCTGCGTTTTATAGTATTGATGATGATTTTGTAGAGCTGCATAATCACAGCGATGAGTACGCCGTGAGATTTTGTAAAGACATTATTAACCGATTGCTTTGCAGTGACACTAAAATTTATGTGCAAATCAATAAAGATAATTATCAATATGTTTTATTTTTCAAAAAAATGTAAAAAACTATTGACGCTATAAAAAAAATTTTATATAGTTACGCTTACTTACTTATTAAGTGATGTAAGCAAAGGAGAATAAATGAAAATAAAAAGTTTTCACATGAATGAGGCAATGAATGAAGGCGTGTTGCTTGGCGAGGATGGGAGGTTGTATCATGTAGCGCTGGACGAGTATTTTGAACGATTTGGTGAAAATGAATCATTAGTTTCTTCAGTCGCGTTTGAAATACCAATTAAATTTATTAATAAAGAGGATTAAATATGACAATGTTATTTGACGGAATAGAGCCAAGTGATAGTTTTGACGGAAGCTTTGAAGCGATACCAGCGGGGGTCTATAAAGCCGTAATCAAGGATGTAGAAATAGAAGATAAAGATTTGAAAGATTATAGCGAAACCGGCCACCCTTATGTACTCGAATGGGAAATCGTGGAAGGGCCAGAGAAAGGCCGTAAAATAAACCAGAATTTATTTATCCATCATGAGGATGAGAAAAAGAAAAAGCGTGGATTATTAATCATGGCTGTGCTTTATACCATTGCTGGGAAAGATATTAAGACAATTTCTGGCGCGCCAAAAGTTGAAGAACTAGCTAAAATCATTTGCAATAAAAAAATGCAGATTAAAATTGAGACTAAAGACACTAAAAAAATTATGGAAGATGGCGAAGAAAAGGTATTTAAAAATAGTTTTGTTAATGGAATCTCTAAGATTGAGACTAAAAAAGTTATCGATGAAGACGGTGACGATATACCAATGTAACAAAGGGTTATTATGGCAAATACATATAATAATGAGCTTGTAAAATTTGAACCGTGTGATCCACATACTACCCGCCGATGATTGAGGAAAATAAAAATGGGTCTAATCCTGCAGAATTGCTAGAATGCTGTATATCAAGGGATTGCTAAAATTATGATTTACGTAGTGTTTAGTGATTACCCATCATACCAATCGCATAATTCTTTAGCTAGTATTAAAGTCCATTACAATGATTATGCGATTTTTAAGCAAGTTGAGAATGGCGTGCTATGTTTTAGAGATTTGGATGAGTACAACACATATTTAAAAAGTATAAATAAATTCGGAGAAAATAAAGATGGAAAATGAAAATGGAATAAATGAAGAAATTGAATTAACGCCCGAGACGTTGGAAAAAAAAGTAAAAGACATACAAAAACAAAGTAATAAAGAGATGTTGCGAGCGATGGTAAGAAGCACTTACGACTTGCAAAACCTGCGCATGATGTATGGCAATCGCATATGCGCTGCGTTTAGGAGTCGACTGGGCATAGCTCCTAGCGACAATGAAAACGAAATTGATGACAAAAATAAAAAAATTCTTACGGAGTTAAAGGAGAATTACAAAAAAGTAACTGACGCAATGGCAGTTGAATTATCAAAAGAGAATGAAAAGGAAAGGGACACGGTAGGTAAGTTACCGCGTGAATCAAAATTTAAGGGTAACTCGGTGATATCAAGCTACGGTGAGTTGTGTATGATACATCAATATTTTGAGACCGAAGCGCTTGAGGCTAGGAGCTTTAGACAGATCGAAAAATTTTTAGAAGCTTTCCCAATTTATACTGGATATTTAAAGAATGTCCGTGGCGTTGGCCCGGCAATGGCTGGCGTTATTATATCTGAAATGGATATTTCGAAAGCTCGATATGTGTCAAGCTTGTGGAAATATTGCGGGCTAGATGTTGTGGTAACTCCAAACCCTGAAACTGGCGAGCTGGAAGGCGTTGCAAGATCGATGCGTAAAGAGCATATGGTCGAGGTAGAGTATAAAGACAGAAATGGGGAAATGCAGAAAAGAATATCAATAACATTTAAGCCATTCCTGCGGGCCAAAATGAGAGGCGTGCTAGCATCTTCATTCCTGCGATGTGGTAGTCCTTATGCGAAAATTTATTATGATTATAAAAACAGGATAGAAAACCATCCAAAACATGTAATGAAAACAAAAGCCCATAGAAATAATATGGCACTTAGGTATATGATTCAGCGGTTTTTTGTGGATTTATACGTTAATTGGCGTAAAATCGAAGGGTTAGAAGTGCATCCAGAATATGCAGTTGCTAAGCTTGGCTTGGTGCATCGCGGTGGCGAATAGTATTATAAAGTCGTTATTAACATATAGAAATTAAATTTAATATATGCGACAAAAAACTTAGCAGGCGTAAATATGAATTAACATAGAAGTTGATAATGAATTATGAACACGTATTAACCCAGCGTCTCGCAATGATTTAGTAGTTCAAATAAGCACAGGAAAATCAAGATTATTAAATAATGAAATAAACCTAATAATGAAAAAATTAATGAACTAATGATACATAGAAACATTTGAATAGATCAAGTGAATTAGAGGTAATCAGATAAAAACGTGGAACCATAATGTATTGAAGAGGCTGAAAAAAATTAACTAAGAAACCAAAAAAACTTAGGTAATATTAATTTAATTAATAAACTTAGAATGCGTAATTTTATTAAAAGTATAGATTAACACACGTCACTTGAATTTAATAAGATGTTATAAATAAACTATATAAGCAAAATTGATTAAAGTAAGTAATTAGCATAATTATTCAAAATTAAATATGGATGGGAATAAACATAAGCCAGCTAATTTAAATACGAAAGAAAATTAACATAAACACTTAATAATGAAATATTTGGGCTGATTAACACGAGGGCAAAAAATGTGTCAGGAATATGAAATAAATTAATATGTTAGAATGATTTAATAAATAAATGAACACACAATGAATGAATGTATTAGATGAAATGAGAAAACTAGGAGTATAAAATGGATTATGTTGCGATATTAACTTACGCGAGCAAAATTAAAATATGGACAAAATAAGATTAAATTTGAACGATGATGATTATCTGAAAATTATGATCGTAAATGATCAATGTAAGTTTGTTATGCAAATTGAAAAGCAAAAATTATCAAAAATAGTTGATAAACAAATATTTGATGATCTAGTTAATATTTTTAAATCATATATTGATACAAAAGACATATTCAATACTGTAGAATATACGCCCGTTCTTAGTTTTTTTAAAAACGAAGTAAGCGGGCTATTAATAAATGATAATAAAGTAACTAATATCAAATCGATAAAAATTGATGATGTAAAAAATAATTTACACGATGTCACTGTAAAATTTGGAGGGCTTGAGCGTGAATAGATATATCATAATAGTAACTTTAATGCTATCAGCATGCGCCACGACGCAATGGACGCCTAAAGTATCAAACGCTGATAGTAAATACCAAGAGGCTTATCAATATTGCGACAAGTTGCTAGGTGGATATAAGGCAGATGAGAGCGCTTTACTAGGCGCAGGTATTGGAGCCCTTACAGGGCTAGCAATAGCTGGATTCACCGGCGCTGACGCAGGGCTTACGGCTGGCATGGGCGCAGCGCTTGCTGGTACTGGCGGATATGTTAGCGCGGATCAAAAATACAAAGAGAATATGATTAAGTGTTTAAAGCAACAAAATTATGACGTGTATGAGTGAGATGAAATATGCTAAGAGACTACCAGCAAACCGCACATGACAAAGTCATAGAGCATTTAAAAAAATCACTTGAACCGTGTCTGATAGAAGCCCCGACTGGGGCAGGTAAAAGCCATATTATAGCGGCAATTGCTAAAACGCTATACGGTATAAGCAAAAAGAGAATATTATGCTTAGCTCCGAGTAAAGAGCTGGTGCAGCAGAATCACGCTAAATATTTAGCAACAGGCAACCAGGCAAGCATTTACTCCGCGAGCATAACTAAATCATTAAGGTATGCGGTTGTTTTCGGAACTCCACTTAGTGTAAAAAATGATTTAAAAAGATTTAAAGACCAATTTTGCGCTGTGATCATTGATGAGGCTCACAGAACCACCAAGTCAATCATCGACATAATAGATAAACTAAGATTGATTAATGATAAGCTCAGGGTAATCGGACTTACTGCAACACCCCAAAGAATGGGTGATGGGCTTATATACGGCGATGACAAATTCTACACGCTTGTCTATTCGATTAGCCCATACGAGCTTATGGAGCGTGGTTATTTATGCAAAACGCAAGTGGTTTACCCATCAGACGATAATTATTACAGCACGATCAATTTCAAGATACAAAAAACAGGATTTTTTAAAAGCTCTGATTTATATGACATTGAGGTAAGCCATGAGAAAACCGCTAATATTGTCCATGATGTTGTTATGTTTTCAGAAAATAAGCCTGGTAAAACGCTTATATTTGCGTCAACAGTCAAGCACGCCGTGGAGTGCTATGACTTACTACCTAGGGGGCGCGCGATACTCATCACGGCGTCATCCAAAAATAGAGATCAAGATTTGATTAATTTTAAAACAAACAAAGAAATAAAGTATGCTGTCAACATGCAAGTGCTTACCACGGGTTTTGACGCTCCTAATATTGACGTGATAGCCTTGCTAAGGCCAACCGAGAGCAAGTCCCTTTTGCAGCAAATGATAGGCAGGGGATTGCGTACCCTGCCAGGCAAGGAACTATGCTGGGTTTTGGATTATGCGGAAAATATAAAGCGACATTGCCACGATGAAAAAGATATTTTTTCGATCGCGAAAGAAGAAGATAAAACCAAAAAATCAATAAATGCGGAAATCGATGTAACATGCCCACAATGTAATTATAAAAATTTATTTACAATTGCGCCTAATCCGGATAAGCTAAAAATAAGTAAGAATGGTTATTTTATGACATTATTACATGAGCAGACAGACATCCCCGCGCACTATGGGAGGCGATGCGGCAATCTTGATTATTTTGGTCAGCAATGCGATTACCGATGGCATTACAAAGAATGCCATATATGTGGACAGAAAAATGATTACGCGGCTAGATTGTGCGAAAAATGCAATACTGAACTTATAAACCCTGATGATGGGCTTAAACACGTTACTTTCTCGCAAAAAGTCGATGTTAAATCGATCGAGGTTATTGATTCAATTAGTAAAAAGGGAAACCCGATCAAGATAGCTAAATTTATCAGCAAGGATGATAAAGAAATAAAAGCTTACTTTATGAAAACCAATGATTTTTGGTTTAAGAAAAAGCTTTCTGACTTTGAGAAGGCTTATCAAAAGGGCATCAAATCAATAAACTACGAGCTTAGAAAAGGTTTCATTAACATTACAGATTATTTATGATACCACTACAGGGGGTCCCAATTTGGGGCGATACCAATTTTAGGGGCGATTGCCCACTAGAAGGCGCTGAGCTGATCACGTTGATTAATCATATGTCAATACATTATCCAGATTTACCCATTTTGCATATTAAAAATGAGGGCAGACGAACTTACAGGCAAAGCGTTTTCGAACGATCTATAGGCGCATTACATAAGGGCGCATGCGATATCATCGTATTAGCAAACCCGACTATTTGCATTGAGCTTAAACGACTAGATCATACAAAAAGCACAATATCAAAAGAACAAATATTATTTCTAAGAAAATGTATCAAACAAGGGTGTGTAGCAGGCGTCGCACTAGGACATCAAGCAGCAATTCAAACTATTATTAGTCATGTTAGACCTTTTTAATTTATTAAAATCTGCACAAGAGCATAAGGAATGGAAACCGCGTGGACATCATAAAACGACCAGGCTAGCAAAATTAGTAAAAAAGAACAGGAAGAGATTCGTCTGCAAAGCAGTAGTAATCAAGCCGCGGCGTGAATATGAAAAATTCGCATTAAATCTTGAACTAGGAAAAATAAAAATATAAATGACTCTCGAATATCGTAATTNNTAATTTTTGGGAGCATGATTTTATCGTGTTTCCGCTCCATTCTATTGTTAAAAATAAATGCGCTTGCGGTTGCAATGCGGCTGGTAAACACCCGTTGCATAAAAACTGGCAACATACCACGCACGACGAGCCAATCGACAGCGAATATACCACAGGGTACGGGATACTAGTAACTGATGGCCTGTTAGTGGTCGATGTTGACGCCAGAAATGGCGGCTTAGAATCTTATGCAAAACTAGTAGAAGTAGTTCCAGAAATAGCTGGCTGTGGGCTTATTGTAGCCACTGGTTCGGGGGGCGGTTCTAAGCATTTATTTTTTAGAACTAGTGCTGAATCATTAAAAACCAAGCTTGAGGATTACCCAGGGATAGATTTTAAAAGCTCAGGTTTTGTTGTGGGGGCTGGATCGCTCCATGCTTCGGGAAATACTTATGACATGGTTATAGGTGGCCCGGGTGAGGTTGGAGAAGCTCCGCAGGCGTTGATTGATTTATTGCAAAAAAATGAAATTGTATTAGCAAAAAACCAGACAAGCGAAGGCGGCTTTAGTTACTGGACGTTGGACGATGCAAAAGACGCGATTAGTCATTTAGACCCGTCATGCGCCCGCGATGACTGGATTCGCTACGGCATGGCCTTGCATCATGAATTCGGAAGCGATGGTTTCAAAATATGGCGCGACTGGTCGAAACAATCCACTAAATATGACAAGGACAATATAAAAGTAGCTTGGAAATCCTTTTCTGATAAAAAAGATAATCTAGTAACAATCCATACGCTTATCGATGCGGCATATAAAGCGGGTTATCAAGAAAAGGTTATGCAGCTTGCATGGTTAAAACCCGAAGAAAGCAATAAACCAGTTACTTTGCCGTTTAATATTGATATCAATTCTGTGGATATTCTCAAGCCGCCTGGATTTGCTGGGGAGGTGGTAGAATTTATCAATTCACAGTGCATGTACCCACGCGGTAATATATCTGTTTTGTCTGCGTTGTGGGCGCTTGGTAATATTATGTCAATGCGCTACGAATCGCAAGGGTCAGGGCTTAACATTTATTGTTTTGGGGTCGCTGATAGCGCAACAGGCAAAGAGGCTGTACTAAAAGCCACCGTTAAAGTACTTAATGCGGCCGGGATGACTGGAGCGCTTTATAATGATATTAAATCTAGCCAGGAAATGACGCGAAACTTGATAGATCATCAAGCAAGCTTTTATCTCATAGACGAGGTCACTCATCTATTCAGAAAAATAAATAATGCAAGTAAGAGCGGGTCTAGCTCGTATTTAGAAGGCATAATGAAAGAGCTTTTGGAAATATACGTAAAAAGCACATCATACAAGCATTGGCGTGGGGATGATCGGAGAACAGCGCAGGAGTTAATTAAAAAGCATATCAAAGAGCTGGAAAAACGCGCCGACAAGGGCGAGGATCACGAAAGCGAAATAAACCGTCTAAAAGCTGAGTTTGAAAACATTACCATGGGGATTAAAAACCCTTTTGTGTCATTTCTGGGGTTTTCCACGTCAGCGGGGTTTAATGATATAGCAAACTATGAGAATGTGCTAAACGGCTTTGTAGGGCGTTGTTTTATCGCGCAGGAATTAGACGACAACCCGTTGAGAGTGCGTAGGTTTAAAAATATTAAGCCGATGCCTGAAGATTTAGAATACAAATTGTCTATTCTCAGATTTGGTGGTTTTGGGGACTCCAAAAGCATCAAGCAAGACGGAGAGCGTCAGCAAGTCCCGATAACTGAAAAAGCAGAGGATATGCTGGAGGAGCTACAAGACTGGGCAGACAAGTATTATGTCGATCACGTAAAACAGAATATGGGCTTTGCATCGACTGTCCGGCGAGCTTTTGGTGAGATGTTACGTAAGATATCTGCTATCATAGGTGGCGCTGATGGGCTGATTGAGGCGCATCACGTGGAATGGGCGGTTGTTTTTATAATGCACGATTTAAAGGATAAAACCATGATTATTAATACTGCGCATAACGATATTAAGATAGCATTAAGCGCCAAAATAATGAATATGCTGAGCAAGAGTAAGGGCGAATACGTGAGCTATGTAGTAGATAAGCTTACAAGGGCCAAATCCGAGAAACATATAACCAAAAAAGTTATATTAGATACCATTGCTAAGTTGATTGAGACCGGCGATCTTAAAATGGAAAACAAGCGTATTTTCCCGCTAAAATAATAAGTAGTTTACAAGTGGTTTGACGCGTGCTAAGCTTTGTATAGCAGGCGTTTCAGTGTTTTTTCTAGTTAGTAAGTTTTCCCAATCTGGGAAAAAATGGGAAAAATAAGTTGTTGAATTTAAAGGTTTTTCCCAATTTCCCAATTTCCCACCGTGTTTATAAAAAAATGTGGTAGTTATCCACAGGGAGAAGGCCGTCCATACACTGCTATATATTATATATGTACGGAGTATAATATGGGATTTAAAAGCTAAATATATTTTATATGATATATAAAACAGTGTAAAGAATTTCGACAATCTGTGGATAACTCTCTATTTTCTGTGGATAACTAATATATATATATATTTAATATGTTGGGAAATTGGGAAAAGCTATATAAATCATATACTTATCGTGGGAAAAAATTGGGAAAAGCTGGGAAATTGGGAAAAGCTTTTGTAATCAATGACTTATCTAATACAAAACATGGTTTATTTGCATCTTTTCCCAAAAAAACATAAAAACACGCATAAATATATAAAAAATAGTTGACAGCATAAAAAACTTTTTATATAGTTGACTCATTAACCAAATAAATAAACATGGGCGTGAAAAATGAATAAATTAGTATTCGCAACAAAAAGAGAAGCGATGAGATTTTTGCATGACATTGATGGTTTAACCATATCAATCAATAGAAAGTTTTTTTACCCGTCAGGGGATTACAAGTTAAAGCATGGAGAATTTGCGGCGCCTAACTACATACCGCGCTGGTATAAGGACGGCTGGAGTATACACGTTAAATATTATTATTACCCTGGTACATATCGCGCATTAGAAGATGGCAGAATTAACCCGGATATATTCTGGTATATGTTTTTGCGTAATGTATAAAAAAGGAAGTAGCGCCCAGCATCCAAGCTGGGCGAGGATTGAAACCGACTGATGCTGAAATATGGGAGGAAATAAAAGATGAATAAAGTTATTAGAATAGATAGAGAAAACGGACCGGATTTTGTGTTTGATGGTGAGTTGATAGCCGAGGTTTTTGATCCAAAAACGAGTATGGCAGTTTTTAAAACATCTTCTAGACTGGAAAAAAATTTATTCGTGTGTGTTTTACAAAAATATGAAGATGAGAGAAGAGCAGAAGTCGTTCGTTCTCATGAAAATATTATTACTTTTTTCGGAATGTCTATTCTATCTAAAAAACTCTATGAGAAGATTGGCATAAATAAAGACTATTACATAATTGATTTTACGAAATGAATTTATAAAAAGATTATAGAAGATATGGAAGAATTAGAATGAAAAAATATGACATAAAATTAAATGACTATCAATTATCTTTGATAATTAATAGCATTGGAATTAATATTGATCAGTTAGAAGCAAGAATTAAAGATATTAAAAGATATGTATTTGATCAGCAGGGGGGTGTATTTGGAGAAGGTGATCAGTATTTTATTGAGAAATTATCTCATAAAATAATTGAGCTAAAAGATATAAGGGATTATTTACTAGGATAGTAACAATGGAAAAATATAAAATTGAATTTAATGAAGATCAACTGGAATTAATTTTAACTTGCACTTTTTTTTATTTGCAGTCTATTTTAGATAATGATGATCTTGACGAGATAAGAGTTAGGGCGCTTAAAGATTTAGACGAACACATTTATGATTCGGTTGATGATCAGCTATAACTATGTTATAGTAATATTAGTTTTCACAAGGTGAGATCATGAGCAATTTGCATATTGAGCATGTAGACGTTATCAACTGTTCAGTTGAGCTGGATAAGTTGATTAACTTAATTAATAAATCGGAGGTCAACATCATGGCAACTATTCAAGATGTAGTAGCGCAATTAGATGCGGTTGTAGCACAATCTAACAAGATTTTAGGCGAAGTAGCAAACGCAAAAGCAAACGCTGAAGCGAAAATTGGTGAGTTACAAGCGATGATTGGCGCTTTGCAAGAGCAAGTAAACAACAACCAACCTATCGATTTACAACCACTGGTTGATAAAATCGCTAATGAAGTATTACCGGCGTTGACTTTGATCGACGACGTTAATCCAGACGCATAAAGATTTAAAAAGAATATACCGCTCCCTCCTGTTAGGCATGAATTTATGAACACACGCGGCGATTGCATAGAGGCTGTGCATCCTCTTTTCCAAGAGGAAGGGGACGGTTCGATTCCGATCTCGCCGCTCCAGTTGAGATTCGGCGTTTGTTCTGTTGATACGGCGATACGACTTAACGAACGCTGGCATTCTGTTTTTCCGCGCATTGATAAAAACAATGTCGTGCGCGGTGGCAGAGTAGTTTGCTTTGCGGCTGAATTTGCGAATGTGTTTTATGCGTGTGCAATATGGACGCGACCAATCGCGGCTAACCGAATGCGCGACGGCGATAAGTTGATTGAACTTCGCCGCATGGCAATAGCACCAGGCGCGCCAAAAAACACAGCAACTAGGTTTTTGTCGTTTATGACTCGGCACATTCGCAAGGCACAACCAGACGTTATTAGGTTGGTTTCGTATCAAGACACCGAACACCACACAGGGACAATTTACAAAGCATCAAACTGGAGGCCGGTAACTGTGAGCAAAAATTCCGACTGGACAAACCATAAACGACCGGGTGCAGCGGCGCAGTCGTCAGCACCAAAGGTTCGATGGGAATACGACATGGTGCCTATAAAGATTTAAAAAGAATATACCGCTCCCTCCTATTTCGCGGTGTAGCTAAGAGGCTCGCAACTTAATTGTTGCGGGCTTTCTTTTTTTGTGGTATATGATAATGCAATTATTTATTAGGCATATAAAATAAAGCATGGAAGATACAAATAAAAATAGAGTTGGTAGGCCATCAGATTACAATCTGGACATAAAACAGCTTGAGGAGTTGTGCCATATACACTGCACAATGTCTGAGATTGAGGCTATTACGCGAGCTCATGAAGAAACGATCAACACTTTCATAGCAAAAAACGGTTATCAAGATTTCCGTGCTTTTTACGCTAAGCACTCTAGCGAGGGCAAGATGAGCCTTCGCAGACGCCAATATCACAAGGCTATGCACGGCGGTGAGGATGGCAAAGGCGACTCAGCAATGCTCAAATGGCTTGGTAAGCAGTGGTTAAACCAGCGTGAGATGAATTCTATAAATTTAGAAGAAGGATTACGTAAAATAATAATTTGTAATGCTGAGGATGATGTAGACAATGGTGAGTGAGTATCGGCTCAAGCTCACAAAGCCGCAAAGAGAGTTTTACGCATCACAAGCAAAGTATCCAGCTATGGTCGCTGGGTTGGGCAGTGGCAAAACTTATGCCGGTGTATCTAGGCTTTTAGGGTTACTAATGCAGAACCCCAAGTCTACTGGAGCGTATTATATGCCGTCTTATGATCTGTTGCAGCTTAGAGCAATGCCTGGGTTTGAGTCAATGTTAATGGATATGGGGCTAAACTACAGTGTAAACAAGGCAAGGTACACTATCACGCTACCACAGACTGGCAACCAGATAATATTCAGATCGTACGAGAGGCCTGAGCGTATTGTTGCTTATGAGGTTAGTCACTCAATAGTTGACGAGCTCGATACAATACCATTCGAAAAGGCTAATTATATCTGGCGTAAAGTAGTAGAGCGTAACCGCGAGAAGATATGCAAAAATAATACTATTGGACTTGTTACCACGCCTGACCAAGGGACTTCCGGCTTTGTTTATAAAAACTGGGGCACGCCCAAAACAGATGATTACAAAGTCATAAAGGCGCGGACAGATAGCAATCCATTTGTTCCTAAGGATTATGTAGATCAGATAAGGGCAAATTATGATCCTGTTCTAGCTGAGCTGTACATAGCTGGTGAGTTCGTATCACTAACACGTAATAAGGTTTATCATTTGTTTAAGCGCGATTTGCATCATATAGATAGATTATTAAGGGATGATGATTATGTAATACATGTATCAGTCGATTTTAACGTTGGCGGGTGTTGTTCTACGGTTGGCATTGTTGAGAATGACAAATGTCATATTGTTGATGAGTTTGTTAGCCATGACACCAGGGATTTTGTAAATAATGTCATTAGTCGCTTTGGAAATAGACGAGTTATAGTTTTCCCAGATGCGACAGGAAAGGCAAACAGTACAAATGCATCAGCAAGCGATATCGATATAATATCTCAAGCAGGTTTGCAGGTTAATGCACCTTCTAGCAATCCATTCATAAGAGATAGAATAAATACTGTAAATGGCATGTTATCTCATAATAGGCTGTTAATTAACACTTTACAGTGTCCAAAACTTACTAATGCTTTAGAGTCGCAGGGATACACAGATAAAGGTGTCCCAGAAAAATTCGACACTCATCCATCAATAGATGATTGGGTTGATTCGCTTGGTTATTATATATATAGCATGTTCCCGATGAATAGAAAAATGTCAAGCCTTAAAACTGGCGGGGGTATTTAATGGTAGAGAATCATCAAGATTATAATCGTATGTCATTGCGCTGGGATAGGTGCAGGGCTGCAGCGGCTGGAGAGGATGAAATACATGAAGGCGGGGAAAAGTGGCTGCCTAAATTATCACTTGAAACAGATGATGATTATAAAAAACGGCTTTATATGACACCGTACTTTAACGCTACATGGAGAACTATTATAGCGCTGCGTGGGCTAATGTTTAGAAAAGATCCTGTAGTGAGCGATTATGATGATAAGTTGGCATCAGTAGACGGAGTATCACACGACGAAATCTCTAAGCGAGTAGCATTGGAATGCTTAACTGTCGGGCGCTGTGGAGTGCTAAACGATCACGATGGGATAATGCCAACGATAAGAATTTATGTGGCTGAGTCAATATTGAATTGGGAACAAGACAAGCTTGTAAGGCTGTTCGAAAGTAAAAATGACAAGGGAGTAGAAACACATCGCGTTTTGAAACTTGACGACTCTGGCCTGTACATGCAAGAACTTTATGAGATTAAAAACGGAAAAGAAACGCTTATAGACACAATCATACCAATGATAGGCGGTAAAAGATTTGACTACATACCGTTTACTATAATTGGAGTAGATTCTCTGGACTGGGATGTTGAGATCCCGCCACTAATCGATTTGGTAAACGTAAACATGCATCACTATGTAATGTCATCGGCATATGAGAGAGGATGCTTTTTATCTGGCTTGCCTTCCTTGTTCATATACGGCAATAGAGATGATGACAAGGTGATTTACATAGGGTCATCTATGGCGAATAGTTTTCCAGATCCTCAAACTAAAGCGGAAATACTTGAGGTAAGAGGCAACTTTGGAGCGTTGAAAGAAAACTTATTATCAAAAGAAATGCAAATGGCTGCACTAGGGGCTAAGATATTGGAGCCGCAAAAGGCTGGTGTAGAATCTGAGGGTGCGCTAGCTAGAAGGATGAGTGGTGAAGAATCTGTCCTGGCAGACATGGCTGGCACTATATCTAATGGAATGACAAAAGTATTCTATATTTATCTGTCATGGCTTGGGATTAATGACGAGTCTTTTACTTATGAAATAAATAGGGAGTTTTTGCCTTCCAGACTGACATCGCAAGAGATAAGTTCTTTGTTTATGGCTTGGCAAGGCGGGGCGATATCTTATGAAACACTTTTCTATAACTACAAGCGCGCGTCATTGATACCTGAAAATGTGGACTTTGAGGAAGAGCAGGATAGAGCGCTAAACGGTAGGAATATACCAAATCCAGTTTAATGATAAATCAATCGCAGCTATTAATTAAGCTTTTAAAGTACCAGCTTTCTCTGCGTAGGTATGAGGCCGGTCAAAGGCGAGCGATTGAACAGGTTTTGGCAAAACTAGAAAAGCAAGTAATAAAAACGCTTGATGCTAATATCATAAGTGAAAAATATCCTGATTTACCTGATTTTACAGAATTCACTCAGCACAGCATCGATCTTGCCATGCAAGATTTTAGCAAGGCCCCATCATTAGCTGTAATAGATAGGCTTTACAAGCCAAGGTTTGAGGGCAATGTCATGCGTGACTGGTGGACAAGGGCCGGTGAGGATTTAAAGTTCAAGGTTAAAGGAGTTATTCGTCAAGGAACTATAGAGGGATGGGATAAGGCAACTATGACGTCGTTCTTGCGTTCGTCATTTGATGGTAACAGGCGTCAGGCTGCTGCAGTAGTGCAAACTACCATTCATACGATATCAAATGAAGCAAGAATGGCTGTGTATGAAGCCAATGACGATATCATAGGCGGTTTTTATTGGCTATCAACGCTTGACAGCAGAACGACAATCCCTTGCGTTGGTAGGTCTGGTTTGCAATGGGACATTAACAAGGAACCAATGGGACATAATATTCCATTTGCAACCCCTCCGATCCATTGGAATTGTCGATCAATAATGATGCCTAAGCTATTGACATTTAAAGATGTTGGGGTTAATCTTGGAGAGGCGAATATTACAAGATCATCAAAATTAGGACAAATAGATAGTAAAATTAGCTTCGATAAGTTTCTTGGCATGCTATCCAAATCTGAACAGGATGATCAATTAGGCATTGGTAGGGCGCAATTATGGCGCGATGGAAAGATAACATTATCTCAGTTGCTAGATGCTACTGGGCGTGAACTGACTCTAGGGGAGCTAAGAGCGCGATATGATTAAAACCGTGGTAGATAAAGTAGAAGATATTCCAGAAGCATTAAAAGAATTTTATGAGGAGCGAGAAGGTAAGTTCTATCTTCAGACAGATGAATCGAAGGCACTGAAAAGCGCTTTAGAGAGAGAAAAAGAAGGCTCTAGAAAATTAAAGGAAATGCTTGCGGAATATCAATCTAAGTTTGAAGAAGCGGAAAAGAAAAAAGAAAAGGAAAAGCTTGATGACGGCGACATAGAAGCAGTTATAGAAAGCCGTCTGGCTAAGTATAAGCAAGATTTTGAATCAAAATTGAATGCAGAGATTGCAACAAAAAATAGCTTGATGAGCAGTGCTTTAAAAGCTGAAATTAGAAGCAACGCATTGAAAAACGGCGTAAATTCTGACGCTGTGGAAGATGCTATATTGCGTGGGTCTGGTTTGTTTGTAATAGATGATGACGGTAGCATAGTCGCTAAAAAAGATGGTCAAGTTGTTTTTGGAAGAGATGGAAAAACTCCATACTCGATTTCTGAATGGCTAGAGGAAATTAAACCAAATACATCGCACTGGTATGCTGACCAAAATAAAGGCGGCGCTGCTCCAGGTGTTAAGAATATGAACTCCAAGTCTAAAACAATGCAGAGAGCGCAATTCGACAAAATGTCATCGTATGAAAAAATGACATTTGCAAAAGAAGGCGGAAAAGTTACTGATTAAACTATTTTTTAAAAGGATATTGAATTATGNNCAAATGTATTGAATAATTTAGCTGCAGATTTATATCGTGCAGCAGATATGGTAGGACGTGAGCTGGTTGGTTTTATTCCATCGTCAACTTTAAACACAGCAGAAGGCCAGCGTGTAGCGAAAGGCGGTATTGTTAGATCGCACTTTACACGCACTCCTACTGTCGGTAGTACTTATGCTCCTAGCATGACTGTACCGGAAGGCACAGATCAAACAGTTGATAATAAGACTTTAACTGTCAATCAGTATGCGTCTGTTCAAATTCCATGGACAGGTGAAGATATTAAACATGTAAACAATGGCGCTGGATATGAAACAATTTACGGCGATCAATTAGCGC